TTACAAGTCACTTATCTTCCGCATTACTAGCTCATACTCTTTCGGGTACACCAGCTTTATTGCTTTCATGTGCTCGTCAAGAACCTGCATCAGACCGCCGAAAGGAACAGAGCTGGCAGCCGCCACAAAGTCGCTTTGTGGTTCCGCTGCTGCGGAGTACGCCGCCCGGTAATCCGTGGACGGCAATGCCTGGGTCTGCGTTTCAGGTGCCTGCTTTTCTTCCAGCTCGTCCCGCACAGTGCAGAGGGCGGCAAGCTTTTCCACGCTCTGCCAGTCAGTGGATCCGCATTTCAGCTTGTGAATATGGGTGTTGATCTCGTCAATGTCCATGCCTGCCGCCCCCCTTCCTTATGCGTTGCGCAAGATGTCAGCGGCCCGCTTGTAGGCGTCACGCTCTGCACCGGTTGCTTCCTGCATCATGTCCTCGATGTCAGAAATCATGCGCTCACGGCCATCCGTGCGGGAGTAGTGACCGCGCACATAGTGACGGCCTCGGTTGGCATAGCTGTTGCCCCGGTTGTAACCGTTTCCGGCATCGCGGTTGAAGGATCCGCGCATGTCAGCTTCCCACTCGCCCGCACGGCTGTACTCGCCGCCCTCGCAGTAATCCTCGATGCGGTGGATGTCCAGAATGATGTCCACGATCTTACCGATCATTTCAACATCGCCCGGAGAGCGGTTCTTTTTGTCGGTCAGCTCCATGAGCTCGTCGCACATCTCATCCTTCAGATGATTCAGTTTATCCAGCATGACTTTATCTCCTTTCTTATGCTACCCGCTCAACGATCAGGTTGCTGTTTGCAATGCTGACCGCCTGCGTGCTGGTGTTTTTAACCGCCACGGTCAAGCAGCAGCCACGCGGCACCTCGATGAACGCGGCCACGAAAACGTTGAAGTAATTTTCGACTGCCGACGGGGTGACAATGGCAGTCGCACTGGTCAGCGACTCACCTCCGACAGCCAGCGCCACGGAAACGGGCCCCACAGTGCCGCCGGTGGGAATGGCGATATTGCCGCCAAAGCTTACTTTGAAACGGGCCCGGCACTGCCCGCTGGTCAGACCGCGCAAGGTCACAAGGCCGCTTCCCTCACGGTGCACGATACAAGCAGGGGCCTTTACTGCGGTCTCGGTCAGGGGAAGGTTTTCACCCGCCGCCACGCTGACGATGTTGGAGTTGCTAAATTCAGCCATTTTATCGGCTCCTTTCATAGAAAAAACGCCGGGACTACTGCCCCGGCGCTCTGGTTTGCAAAATCAGCTCAGGGGCTGAACAGACTACAATTTGCAGTCAGTTGCCGTTATTCGGTTAGGCGCAACCGTTGCAGCCGCAACCGTTGCCGCAGTTACCGTACTGGTAGGGTGCGGGTACCTGGAATGCGGGCACAGGGCGGGGGTTGTAGTAGGCCAGCTGTCCGCTCATGTAGGCCTTGAGCGTTTCGTTCTGGGCTGCCTGAGATGCCGCAAGCTGTGCTGCGAACAGCTGCTGACCCTGCTCAGCGATCTTTGCGTCCTTTGCCTCGATGCGCTGTGCGGTCAGGGCATCAAGGATGGCGCGGGCGTTCTGGTTCTGGTTGTCGATGATGTCCCGGGTGGTGTTCTGCACCGTGTTCCGGGTCTCGCAGGCCTGAGTAGCCATGTTGTAGTTCACGCCCTGAATGGCAGAGCGGTTCTCGCAGCAGCACTCCTGCTGCTGCATCTGCATGGCAAACAGCTGCTGCATGAACGCTGCCTGCTGGTTTGCGCGGCTGATCTCTGCGGACATAAAGCCGTTGTTTACGGTCTGCTGCACGCCGTTGACAAGCTGCGCCTGCTGGTAGAAGCCATCACACATGCCGTTGTTGATACCATCCATCTTGCGCTCGATGTTGGCAAAATCGGAGGTCAGGACGTAGCCGTCAACGACACCGGCACCGGTGTTGCCATTGCCGCCCCAGTTGCCGCCCCAGCCGCCGCAGAAGGCGAACAGGAAAAGGATGATGATCCACCATGCGCCATCATTGCCAAAGCCAAAGCCGTTGCCGCCGTTGGTGTTTGCGGGCTGAACAGGCATGGTCAGAACCGCAGAATCGGAAGAAAGAGACATTTTTGTACTCCTTTCGTGTGTTTTAAATGATTTTTATGCTTGAACCGTGGCCACGGTTACAGCTTAATGGAGGAACTGCTGAAACTGCTGCGCCATCGCCTGCAGCTGGTTCAGCTGGTTTTGTGACATTTTGCCGGATTGCAGCAGCTTTTGCACCTCTGCTTTCGGGTCGCCTTGAAAGTTTGCACGGAACTGCTGGAACTGCTGCATCATCTGCCCGAACTGACCCATAGGGTTTGGCATGGCGGGCATACCGCCGCCCAGTGCGTTAAAAAGAGGGTTTGCCATACTTATTTGACCTCCGTTTCAGGTTTTGCAGGCTCTTGCTTCTCGAGCGCCGCACAGCGGGCTGCCAGAGCGTCAAACTCTGCTCGGGTGACAAACTCTCCGCCGGGCTGCTGCGCCGTCTGAGGGGGCATTTTTGTCGCCGTGGTGCGTTCCTTGTAGTCAAAGACGCGGAGAGGCAGCGGCATCCCGCTGGTGTCGGTGCTCTTGATGTAAAAAGCGCTGTTTTCGCTGTCCATCAGCAGTACGCTGTTGCCTGCGGCGACCATATAGGCTTTTGCGCCCTCTTCTCCCTGCACCCAGATGATGGAGGGCGTAGCCTGTGCTGTCTGTGCTGTCGGCTGCTGCATCATGGGAGACTGATAGCCCACTCCCTGCCTGAGTTGAGCGAGGTTGTCCGGCATTGGCTGGCCGTAGTATGTCGGCATCTGATACGCATACGGATTGTAAGGCATCGTTTACTCCTCCTTATACCAGTAGTAAATCGGGCATTCTGCGCCGCTGTCCCAGCTGTCCCACCACTCGCCGTCGATGACGGTCATAACGTGGCCGGAGCAGCCCAGTACATACACGCCGCGCGGGTACTCCTGGGCAAAATCTGCCACGGTGTAACAGGTGGTGCAGTCTTCCTCCACCATGCGGCGCTTGAACCCGCGTTTTTGAAGGTATGCGCCCCATGTGCGGTTGGCACTGGGCATATCGCCGAGGGCGTAGCCGGTGAGCGCCAGCGCAATATACGCCTGCTCCCAGCTCTGACCGGTGGCCGCTGCTACCGCCCGCACTGCGCAGTCCCCGACGCTGCTCCCGCGCGGGTTTGGATTAAACCTGTGCCACATGGTGCGCCCTCCCTTTGCGCCCATAGTACCTTTTCTGCCGAATCCGTGCGTTAAACGAACGTCAAACGAAGGACAAACGAACGCCAAAAAGAAAGGTGCCCACACGGCACAAAGCTGTGTGGGCACCTTTCTTTTTGCACGAAACGCGTATAAAATTCTCAAAAAATCCTTGACAATTGCACGCAATGCGTGTATAATAAAGACAGTGAAAGACACCGCACAAACGCATGGAGACATGGAGGTAACAATTATGAAAAAGCTCACTGCTGACGAGTTTGCAACTAAGGTTATGGCCACCGGTACCGAAATTGAGTACGACAACGGCGTTTGGATGATCTACGCGCACCTGACCGATGATGGCGACGTCAAAACCTCTCATCTGGACGCTCACGACCTGATGGTCACTACCAGCATCGAACTCTCCGATGAAGAGGGTGAGGCACTCATGGACGGCAATCTGGACGACGTTGAGAGACAGGCCGTAGTGGAAGACCTTTACCCGAAGTATCTTGAAGCTCTGGAAGATATGGAGTAAAGAAAAGTTCCAAGCCGATGCGCGAACATCGACCGGGGAGATTTAAGAAGGAGAAAGGCAATGTACACAGCTGAACTTTTCAATATGGCAACCGACCCGGAAACATCCCGGGCAGCGTTCCTCAACAATGTCACCCTCAGCATCCCGGATGATGCCGACGGGTGCGTGGATCTGGACACCGAGAAAGAAAGGCTGTCCACCATCTGGGATTTAGCTCATCTTCCAATGCGTGAGCTGGTGGCCCGCACTGGTCTGTCGCAGACCGCATTTGCAAAGCAGGCAGGCATTCCGCTGCGAACCGTGCAGGACTGGTGCTGTGAAAAGCGTGCGTGCCCGGCATACGTCCGCCTTTTGCTGGCGGAGCATTATAATCTTCTGTAAAGCAAGAAAAGCGCCCACACGGAAAAATCCGCATGAGCGCTTAACTGTTAAGGGCTTCACATTGGAAGCAAAAATAAAATATCACGTTTTGACTTGCAAGACAAGAGCTTCGACAAAACTAGTGCGAATAAAACAAAATCCCCCACTTTGCCTACAAAGCAGGGGATTTTTTGTAAAATCAAGAGCGGAACTGCCCACAGACAATGCCGCTCTCTACAAAGGCCGTAGCCTTTCAAATATCCACCCTAATGCGCTTCTTCGAGAGGCCGGGTGGATTTGTTGAGACTATTATACCACAAATCGTAAAAAAGAAAAGCGGCAGACCCGAAAGCCTGCCGTTTTTGAATTGCCTGAGCAGAAGTTCAAAACTAATCCTATAACCATGATTAGTATATCACACATCCAGCATTTTTTCAATGCTTTTCAGCCGATAGCCTATCGCCGTCCGGCTGTAATGTGTCTGTGCTGCAATGTCCGGCAGCGGAAGCCGCTCAACGTACCGCAGTAAGGCTATCTTACGGTCTACCCTCCCAAGCGGTGCGCTTTTGATAGCGACGGTCATCTGCTGTCGGTCAAGTCCTTGCAGCGCAGCGGGCAGCACTACACGAGCCGCCGCCACGGGCAGCACCGAGCCAGAAGGGCTGCGGCAGCTGTCCGGCGTTGCGCACCATAGTGCCAAGCACGGTAAACTGGTGACGTTTTGTCACCATTTTCGTGATGTCACGAAATTGTTCTTGTGCGGCGAACATCCCGGTGACGTCACCGAGATGGCGGTATGTAGTGCTTTCCATGATATCCTCCTTACAGTGTGATTTCCTCAGCGTTCGCCTTGTCCTTAGCGTCCAGAGCGTCATAGTACGCCTGCGCAAGGGCTTCCACCTCTGCAATATCGTCCTCTGTCAGCAGGCCGCTGTCCAGATGGGTGTACGACTTGTCCAGCCAGTATGCCACGTCACGTCCAGCGGCGATCTCCCGCTTAATTGACCGCAGGGTCAGGTCATGCCGGGCTTTGGATTTAATTGCCATAAGTACCTCCTTATGTGGTAGTCATGGACGCAATTGCGTCCTCAAGATTTTTGACGACGAGATTTACATCCCGCTGGTAGTCCAGCTTGACCCCCGCACCGTCACTGGCCTGCACCACAGTGTCAGGGCCGTAAGCGGTGAGGGCCTTGTAGGCGGCGATTTCGGCAGGGGTGAGCGGGGTTTCGATGGGGGTGGCGAGACAGTAAGATATGCTTGCGTCTGGGCGCGCTTTAAGCCATTCAGAAAAGGAATCGACCGAGTTAACGCCTGAACCAGCCTTAAACTGTAGCGTTACGCTTTTGACCCACACATAGCATCTACAAGCCTCTTTCATTTCAATATCATAAGCAACACCGTCAAAAACAGCATATTGACACAAAGAGAATCCCCATATTGTGCCGTCTTGCGATGCAGGAACGTCAGAAATAAAAGTATCGCTTTTGTTTGTCGGTGTGAGCTCATATCGCCACGACAAGTCATCCAATTTTAGTCGATTTATCCTCTGCACCTTCACCCCTCTCTCCAAGTCCACCTCGTCGCACACCCACTGCTGGCCCTGCGGGTCGGTGTAGTTGCCGCCAGAGGTGACAGGGATACCGGGTAAGCCGGTGGGGGTGGGCAGGGTGAGAGTTTGCGTTTTACCGTTTCCATCGCTCAAGGTCACTGCAATCGTCCCGCCGTCACCAGCGCTCACGATAGGCACAGGGGCATCCGGCGTGGGTGTGCCGTCCTGAGTGCTCTTACCGTACACGGTCAGACCGCACAGGGGTGTAGCGAAAGCATCGTCAACGCTGAGCGGGTTGCCTGTCTCACTGCCCACAAGGATGTTCTGCCGCACCTTTACTGCGCTGATCGCGTCACCTGTGGCTTTTGCGTCAGCGGCTTCGCCCTCGTGGGTGAGGGTAGTGTCCAGTGCTACGGCAGGGCCGGTTTCGCCTTTAGGGCCTTGCGGGCCGGTGTCACCCTTTTCGCCCTGCGGCCCCTGTGCACCCTGCGGGCCACGCTCGCCCTGAATGCCTTGCGGCCCCTGTTCACCACGAGGACCAGTCTCGCCCTGCGGGCCAGTGGCACCCGCAGCACCCGTGGGGCCTTGAGGGCCTGTCTCACCCTGCGGGCCGACCGGGCCGATGGGGCCGGTGTCGCCCTTGTCACCCTTCTCGCCTTTGAAGTCGCCAGCGGCAATGCCGTCCTTGAGCTCTTGCAGGCTGCCAGCGGCTTCCTGAGCCCTCTGGTCTGCATTGCCCGCACTGGTGGCTGCTTCACTGGCAGCCGTCTGTGCATCGATCTTGGCCTGCTCTGCGGCGGTGGCATCGGTGTGCACGGCATCCACCAGCTGCTGCCATGCAGGAGTGCCCGGCTCCGGCTCTGTGCCGTCCTCCGTGCCGCTGTTGGCGCTGACACGATACCGCAGATCTTTGCTGGTCACGGTTTTGGTGCCGTTGCTGCCCTCAAAGGTGATGCAGCCATTGCCGGGCTGTGCGGTCACGCTGGCGGGCACGTCCACATAGCCGTCCACCACCAGCGAGGATGCCGGGTCTTTGCCGTCTGGGACGTGCCAGAAAGCCCGGATGGTCAGACCCTCCCACTCGCCGGAAGCGGTGACGGCAAGCCTGTACACGCCCCGATTCTTGGTGTAGCCAAAGCGCACCAGCTGCTCATAGCCCGGCACTTTGACGACGCCATTGGATGCGAGAGATACGCTTTGCTCGATCATAAATTACTCCTTGTTGATGGTAGGCTTCTTTTCTGCCAGTGCCTTTTTCATCATGCTGACAGCCTTTTCAATCACACTGTCCAGCACTTCATCGGTGATGAAAGGCTTCAGCCAGTCCGGAAGTGCGCCGCGCAGTGCGGCAAAGACCTGCGCCTTTTTCTTTGCGCCCTGACCGCTGCCCATGATGCTGTCCTCGGCGATGGTCACGAGCTCCAGTGCCCAGTCCTTGACGTACTGCTTGTAGCCCAGCCGGATGGCACCAACGGCCAGCGCGGCAAAGCCGATGAACATCAGTACCAGTGCGATGGGTGCGGGGATAAAGTTAAACATTGCTTCCATGATTTGTTACTCCTTTCAGTAGGTAGTTGTTAATATCGGATTTGCTTTTTTGCATACCTTCGCGGTTGTTGCCGGACAGCTGCGAATCCAAAAGATTTTGCACGCCAACAAGGACGAGACGCATCTCTTCATCGAGGCCGTCAAAGCGGCGCAGGTCTCTTGCAAGGGCCTGTGCGTGCTGAAGCTGTCCCTGTTCCAGCACGCCAAGTCTTTTTTCGAGCGTATCCATTCGCTTGTTCTGCGCATCGTCGGGGGCCTGCGCCTTCTTGATGTACTTATGGATGATTTCCAGCACCTTGTCGATGGTGATGGCCGCAGCGCACAGGCTACCCAAGATGCCAAGCACCCACAGGAGAGCTTCTTTTTCGGTCATTTACCCTCCCGGAGACGGGTCAGACCCTTCTTGCTGATGATGCTCGCATAGTCCTTGTATGCGTGGGACATGTCCACGTTGGTGGTCACACCGGGTACACGGGCCTTGCTGGTGTACTGCCACATGCCAAAAGACCAGCTGGGTGCGGGCTTCTTCGTGCGGTAGGCAGCCAGCCACACGTCGTAGGGCTTCAGCGCCGCGCCGCCCATGTACAGGAAGGTGTTGCCGAACCACAGGCCGGTGTACAGCATGGCGTACACGCCCCAGCTTTCCACCGTGCTCAGCATGTAAGCTGTCAGGTCGGTCAGCGCGGCCTTGCCTAGCGGCTGCTGCACCTCGTCCTCGATGTCCACGGCCACCGGCAGCTCAAAGCTCCGGCCGGTGAGCAGCTTCTTGAAGTAGGCCAGCTCTTTGTCGGCCTGCTCCCGGTTGACCGCCTTGAAATAGCCATACACGCCGCAGGGGATGCCCAGCCGCTTGCACTCGGAATAGTTGCGAGCAAACTGCGGGTCGGTGTAGGGGGCACTGGGCCTGCCCGCTGCACTGTTGCCCATGGCGCGAATCATTACGCCGTCCACCTTGCCGCTTGCCTTGACCTTGTCCCAGTTGATCGTGCCCTGATGCCGGGACACATCCATGATTTCAGCCATAGTGTCCTCCTTACTGGGTGATTTCCTCAAAGCCGCTCTTGATAAGAATTGCCTTGACTTTCTCCTTCAGCAGGCGGGGGCAGCGCTCGTACAGAGCCTTTGCATCCTCCATAGTCTCAGCAGACATGATTTCCTGTGCCCATAACATTGCCATCATACGTACCATCCTTTCTAATTTTTGTGTGATTTTATGCATAAACAATCTCGCTCATTTCAAGCAAGCACTGTTTCAACATCTCGTTTTCTTTTTGCAATGCTGCCACCGTGTCCGGCAGCTTCTTCCAGGCTTCGGCCTTTTTGCGCTCTTCTTCCTGCGCGGCCAGCTCTTCGGCGGTGTAGCGGATGTACTTCTGGATGGGCACCTGTTCCACCCATTCCTCCTGCGCTTGTACGCCGGGGCGGTCAACGATCTTCTGCACGTCCTTGCCACCGTTCGGATACTCGGTCACGGTCTCCCAGTGCCACTGCTCCTCCACGCCCTCTACGGCGGGGTGGGTGACTTCTTCAGTGTCGTCCACCAGATACCCAAGGGTCAGGTCGGGGTTTTCCACGACCGCGCCGGTCTCGTCAATGATCTTCATGGTTCAAAACCTCCTTTCTCATGCCACGCGGCGCCAGATGTGCACATAGTATGCGGCAGGCTGCACGGTGTTGCTGCGGCCATAGATAGGGTTCGAGCGGGAAGCGTCGAAACAAAGGTCTTTGCCGGGGGTGCTAGTGCCTGAAGCAGCCCAGTCGTAGGATTTTCCACCTCCATAAAATGCACCATATGCATTTGGTCTATTGACGTTATAAAAACCAGCTTGCTCATCTGGGCCAGCACGGCCCGTGATGTTGGGCAGTCCGGCTTCCACGGTGGTGCCCGCTGCGTGGGCGTAGGACGCACCCATCAGCACCCGGTTCTGCGCAATCTCCTGCCATGTACCGCCAAACAGGGCGGCGGGGCTGGTCGTACTGACTGTTTGAAAAATACTGCCCACGGGGTAGGCCGCCAAAGCGCTGTCCGCAGAAAGTGTTCCGTCCGCATCGACCGTCAGACCGCTGCCCACCTTCACACCGCCCAGCGTGGTTGCGGTGGCAATAGGGAGCTTGATGCCTTTCAGCGCGTCACCAACAGCCTTTCCGTCAGCCGGAGCGTCCTCGACGCTTAGCGTCTTGTCGGTGCGTACAATAGCCGCAGCCCTGTCCGCTTCAGCTTTGGCAGAAGCGGCAGAGCTTCCCGCGCTCTTTGCGTCTGCGGACGCTGACCGTTCGCTTTGGGCTGCTTCGGCGGCGGAGGTCCGGGCGGCGCTTTCGCTCTCTGCAGCTGCTGCGGCCTTTTTCGTCGCGGTGCTGGCTGCTCCGGCAGCGGTTTGAGCGGCTTGCAAAGCAGCCTGCTGCTGGCCTGTCACTTCCTCGGCGTACTGCTTGACGTACTCCATGCCCTGTGCGATGTCCTCACGGACTTCCACGCCGCGCTCAGCCTTACGGATTCCCGCAATGGCTTCATCAAAAGTTTTATCCATAAAACACCTCCTGTCTTATTAGCCTGACATGTACCCTTTGAGCGATCGACTCAAATCGTAAGCATCGGACGCTTTGCGTGCACTCAAAGCCTGCAGGTCGCTGATGCTGGAAAACTCAGTGCCAAATGTAAACTCCTTTTTATCCGGCGAATCCAACGGCTCAACAAGCTTGGAGCACAGCAACCAGGTATCTACACCATGCGGTGCAGAGAAAATGTGCGTTTGCTTTCCAAGCGCAATACGGCTGACATCAATATCAGCGTCTTTCAAATCGACCGCTTTGACTGTCATGCCGTTCAGATAGCGCAGATTTTTGGCAAGTTCTTCCTCTGCCGCATCCAGCAAAGACTGCGGCGTGCTTTCGATGCCTTCAATAAAGATCACTTTTGTGATGATGCCAAAAAGCTTTTGCGCAGCCAAATCGTTTGCGGTTTCTGTGATGGTCTCGCCCCACGAAAAAACAAGCCATGTTATCTTTTTGGCACCTACCGCGATCACCCGCGTGTAGATATCCTCTGCTTTGACGTTGTTGGTCAAATCCAGCAGGTTTGTTCCAAAAGCCACCGTCTGGCTGTTTTTATCGGTGATCGCCTGCAGATAGTCCAGATACCGGCGCGGTTTTCCGTTAGGATCCTCTGCATGGCGCAGCACCAGATATCCGCCGTACTTTTCCACCAGCTCACTCTGCAAGATGTCCCACGTAACGCCGTAGTTTTTTCCATCGCCAAAGCTGTATGTAGGTTCCTTCACATCAAACAAAAAGCGGGGATCCGTCTTGCCGTTGATAGCAAGACTATATTTCCCGTTTTGCTCGGTGATTTTAAAAGTTTTGGATTCAGATGCCTGCTCAACGTTATAAATGGAGTACGTGCCAAAATTCTTGTTGCAAGTACCGCAGACGATTTCGGCTTTTTTCACTTCGACCTTTGCAGCGTACGTTTTGCCCTTTACATAGGCTGCAAACAGACGCACGCGGAAATTGTTGCTTCCAATCCGTGAAATAATGCGACCTTCCGCAATGTGCTCTTCATCGATTTCCCAGCTCAGGCAGGAAGCTTTGTTGATCTCTGTTTCCTCATAGAAAATATTCGTCTTTCCATCCACGGGATCTACAATTCCCCAATGGTAAATGTAATCTCCATCATTAGAATCGTAGCTGTAACCCACCTGCACGACTTTGATGCCGTCGATATAGGGCACGATCATGGGAATGTCCATTTGCACATTGCCGGGAGTAAAAGCTTTGTATGCATCTACCATTCCGTTGTGGTTATCGCAGATCCATTCCAAAAATTGCGAAAAGCTCACATTTTTTGCAGCGTACGGCGCAGCTCCGCTGTCATTCAGATATGCAAGCTCCCCTTCGCAGTAGATTTTCTGACGCATCAAAAAATCCTGCTCATGGCTCATGGGACGGCCCTGCCAGATGGAAACGCCGTCCTGTTCCACCTCTACCGTAGTGCGCAGCTTTTGCAGCGCAGAGTGTGCCACATTGCCCAGCGGCATGGTAAACTCGAAAGAGCCAGCTTTACCCACTTCGCGGGTCAGCGTGGGGCTGATGAGCTTTTTCGTGTCGGTAATATCGCTGATATCGTGGATACAGACCTTAGTTTTCCATGTGTCTACATCCGTCTGCACACCAGCATAAACTTTGTAGCTCATAGGCTTGCCCCCAAATACTTGATACTGATGCTGCAGTCTGCCGATGCAGCAAAAACGAGGGTGCCCACTACGCCATCCGGCATAGTAAGCCCCTCGATATACTGCCAGTCGGTGGACTTGGCCAGAATGCCCACCTCAAAGCCATTGAGAGACACCGCGATGTTTGCGGCGGTCTCGCTGCGCTGGAAGTAGATGCCGGCCGCACGCGGTGCACCGGTGATGGACACCTCTTTGTCCTCGCCCGCCTTGAGCGGGATATTCGTGTAGTTGCGCACGATGTCCGTTTCAAAGTTGAAGTCATCCCACAGCCAGTCGTTGGTGCCGTCGTAGACGCTGCGCTTGAAGGGGTTGCAGGTGCCGGTGATGGTAAAGGCGCTGGAAAGCCGGTCGCGGGATGGTGTGACTTTCCAAAGCCCTTCCCAGTACCACGCCGGGTCTTCATCAAAACGGCACTGCAACCACTTGCCATGAATGGCATTGGCAATGGTGCTTTCGATGCTGGGCCACTTGCTTTTTGGCGCGTTGCACAGCAGTTCCATGGTGATGGTGCGCTTTTTATAGTGCACCTTGCCATCGTCCCATGTGGTCAGGTTCAGCAGTGAATCGGATCCGGTGACCTGCACAAGGTATTCTTCCGGTTCTGCCGCGCCGATTTTAGGGCTGCCTACCTTGAGGTACAGCCCCCAATCCGTCAGGGTGTGAAAATTGCCGATTTTTGCCCCCAGAAGCTTTGCCATTACACACCCCTCGCTTTCCGTTCCACTGTCACGCCGATGCGTGCATCTACGTTGGTCGCCATGCGGGTCGACAGCACGCCCACCAGTTCACCGGAATCCATGACCACCTGACCCTTGCCGATGTCGGGCAGATGCTCGTCCAGCATCCCCTCGATGCGTTCCAGAATGCTGGTCTGCCGGTCAACAATGGACTGCTGGCCGGTAACGCGGTACTGCAGGGCCGCACGGGTGGAGAAGGTGCCCAGACTGTCATACACGCCGGTTTTGTCAAAGGGACTCTGGTAGTGGCTGACAGGCTTCTGATTATTCTTCTTGTCCATCCACATGGCAAGGCCAATGCCGCCGGCGACTGCGCCCACGCCCAGGATCAGGGCAAGGACGGGGTTTGCTGCCACAAAGGACACGATGTTGCCCAGTGCAGAGGTGATGCCGCCAGCCATGCCGGAAAAGCTCTGGACGATGCTGCCTAGAGCGCCGCCCACGCCGCCGGAGCCTGCAAGACCGTTGACGATCTCACCAAAAGCCTTGACCGAATTGGTCACACCGTCGATATCGGATTTTACCCCGCCGTCAGAAAAAAGCTTCTGGAAGATATCAAATGCCTTGCCGATGCCACCGCTGAAGTAGCCCTCGTTGACCGCGGTCAGTGCGTCCGTAAGCCACTTAGAGATCACGTCACGCTGCCCCTGCGACACTTCGCCCCAGATCAGATTGACAAAATCCAGCCCAAGACTTGCCCAGTCGCCGTTTTTGGCGTCTTTGAAGGTGTTCTTTACCAGCCCGAAAATGCCCTTATCCAGCTGGCCGGAAGCCTCGCTCAGCTGCTGGTCAATGCGGTTCTGGGTGCCCTTCACGCTCTTGTCGATAAGAGTAGAGGTCTCCGTCACCTTGTCTTGAACGCCGTCGATGTAGGTGATGATCTTCTCGTAGGTCTCCGCGCCGTTCTCGCCGATGCGCTGGCCGGTCTCTGTGACGTTCTTTTTGATATGCTCGCTGCCGTCCGCGTACTTTTCCACCGCCTGCTGCACCTTTGTGGTGATGCCGTCAACGGTGGTTTCCGAGACGTTGGTAAAGGTGCCAAGCAGCGACTTTGACATGTCGTCATAGGTCTTTGTGACCTTTGTGACCGTGCCGTTGACTTTGGTCTCGACCTGCTTAAAGGTTGTTGCAACACCGTTCACCATCTCCTTGCCGGTCGTGGTGGTGGTCTCGGTGATGCGGTCTTTGATCTTGCCCGCGCTGTCCTTGACCTTCTCGGTAAGGGTCTGGATGCTGGTGGTCACAGCGCCCAGCGCATTCTGCGCGGTGGTGGTAGCTGTGCTGGAGATGGACGAAATGACCGTTTCGGTGGTGGACTTGGAGCCGGAGGATCTGGATTTTTTGCCAGCGGAAGAACCAGACGGGCTGGTTGTAATGGAGCTGCCGCCGTTGCCGCTGGCTGCCGCCAGCTCCGCCTGACGCTCCGACCAGCTCTTGTTGCTGATGCCAATGCCATTCAGAGCATTTTGCCGTAAACGGTTTTTGTTGCTCTTCCGGTTATTTGCATCCGCGTACTCTTCGTAGGTATCGAAGTCTGCTGTGGCAGCTTTTCCGAGAAAACGGTTGAGCTTGTAGCTCAGCTGATCCAGCCATGTGGTGGCTTTGCTTGCGAAGTCCTTGAGAGCGTTTTTTGCCGTGTTGATAGGCTCCGTCAGGCCGGTGATCGCGCCTGCGAGACCAATCCAGCCGTCCGTTTTGTAAGCTTCCTGTGCTGCGACGAGCATGTCGTTCAGATTGCCGATTACAACGCCGAAGCCGCTGGATAAATCGCCGGTCAGCAATCCTGCCAGCTGGCTCACGTTATCTTTCAACGTGGATACCCGGCCATTCATGGTCTGGCTCTGGGTGTCCATGCTGTTGTAGTAACGCCCACCCTCTTCAGATGCGGCCTGCAAAGCCTGCGTCAGCAGATCATAACTGATGGTCATGTTCTGCACTTCGGCGGTACTTTTTCCCGTGTAGTCGGCAAGAATGCCGTAGACGTCGATGCCGGCATAAGCAAACTGTTTGATGTCAGCCGTTGTAGCCTTGCCGGTGTTGGCGATCTGCTGCAGGTTCTGGGACATGCGGTTCAGCTCGTCGTTGCCGCCGCCGGTCGCAGAGACCGCGTCACCCAGTGCCATGATGGTACTGCGGGCATAGGAAGCGTTCTCGCCTGCAGAGATCAGGTACTGGTTCGCCTTTGTCAGGGACTCGACATCAAACGGGGTTTTTGCCGCGTCTTCCTGGATCTGGCTCATGACCTGCTGGGCGGCTTCCGCGCTGCCCAACATATTGGTAAAGCCGGTGGTGTATTTCTCGATCTGGGCGTTATACTCGATGCCGGAAGAGATGAACCCCTCTGCGGCACTGAGTGCAGCAGAGCCGAGCTTCGAGAAAATGCCCGCCATGACCGTGCCTTGTGCAATAGCACCGGCCAGAGACTTGCCGGACGCTTTATCCGTGGAGCTGGCAAAGCCATCCATGCCGTTGTTTGCGGCTTTCAGCGCGGTCGTGGTTGCCCTGAGCTGCGCTTCTGCCTGTGCTAACATGGTCTTGAGGTTTTTGGTCTCAGAGGACGCTTTGCCGGTCTTGCCCACCGACTCGTTGTAACGTCTGGTCAGCTCCACTACGGCCTTTGCGGCCTTGCTGTACTCTCCTGACAGTGAAGAAACGGTTTTTTTCGTCTCGGATTGTACATTCTGGATGCCCTGCCGGTAGGCGCTGTCGTCCAGCCCGAGGGTGGCACTTAATTCAAAAAGTTTCAGGTTCCATCACCCCCTCCGCACAGCTCTTCAAGAGCCTTTCTGTTTTCTTCCGTGATCTCCGCCGCAGACCGCTTGTCGATCTGCTTTACATAAAGCGGGAATGTATACGAAGCAACGTAGGAATAAAGAGCGTTAGCTCCCGCAAGACCGCCAACGGCATCTGCTACGCAATCGCGGTAGAATTGAACTTCATCGTGGTTTCTGATCTCTTTTTTGATGTGGTCAAGGATATAGGACTTGCCGAAAAGTTCCAGTAAATCCAGACGAATGGTCGAGACCATCCGTTTATACCCTTCCACGCCGATCACATCAAGGATCTCAAAAAAGCCATGAAATCGTCATCGGACAGCGCGCGGGACATCGCTGCAACGAGCTTTCTGGTGGGCGGAAGCTCTTCGCCCTTATCCAGCACCACAAAGAGCGGCAGGACCTTTTCGGTCATGTCTGCGTGCTCTTCGTAGATCATGCGCATCATTTCTTCCGCATTTTTCGCGCCCTGTTCTGCAATCTTCTTGGCCTTCTCCTCCGGGGTTTCGTTGCCAGTCAGCGGCGCAAGCTGAGTTGCTACCGCCACCGCGCCCGTGTCAACGAGGCACTGCTTGTATGCCTTTGCCAGCTTATAAGTTTTTGCAAGGTACTCCTTGCCTTCCAGATCAATGATTTCCTTCATGTCTTTCCTCCTTACATCAGGACGCGGCCTTTGTGATAGAGTAGAACTCCATCGGGGCCTGTTCAGGGTTCTCGAGGTCTGCAAAAGCGGTCAGCGTGATCTGCATCGAGCCGCCGCCGCGATGCTCAGATTTCAGGCTCAGGCCGCCGGTGGACATGGCATTATAGAGCTTGACCGCGATAAAGCCGCCTCCGATCATGGGGCCGACCCACCAAATGGGCTTGAAATCCGTCAAAGCGGTTTTCAGGCGTGCAACCACGTGGGTGGGGTCTTCCGGGTCGATGTCCGCAGTGCCAATAGCGAGCTGGATGCTCTTAGGGTCTGCGTTGGGAGTCGTGTAAGAGATGGTTGCGGTGGTTCCGGTGACTTCCACGCCCTGCTTTGTATTTGTGGGGGCGTTGTCGATTTCGGAAAGAGTATCCTCGGTGGAGTTCTGATAGGTGATAGTTACGCCGCCCTGTGTGGCGTGAATGACGTTTGTTTCATCAATTTTCGGGGTCTCAAGCGAGAAATCGGACAAAATGTTGCCCGAGCCCTTGGGGATGCTCTTGAAAGCCTCCGCTGTCAAAACGTTGACGTTAAACTTCTTTGCTAAAGTTTCAGCCATATTGCTCCTTTACTCACGGTATAAGCCGTGTAAGTTCAAAAATAAGGTATTCGCACAGATACCCTTCAGGCGTGTTGTTGAGCGGCTGCGCCCAATCTTTATCGTCTTTGTCCAAAAGAATAGCGCCGCCCTCGCATTTGATAGTCAAACCACCTCTTGGGAGGGCCGCGCTGATCGTATCTTCGGTTTGCAGGATGGGGGCTCTGCCGCCCTTACTGGGGTACCACAGCCGGGCGTGGAAGGATGCCGTCTCGTTCCACCCGCCGGGGATGGTGGGCTTGTAGGTCAGGTAGGGCAGGAAAGCGGCGGGCGGGATGTTATCTTCCAGATAGCCGGGGATGCCAAACCCGTTGAAGAACGTGTTCAGCGCCCGGTTGATGCTCTCAGACGGTCCCATTACGGCAACACCGCCTTTTTGCACTTGACGGCTCGCAGCCCCATGCCGGATTCCGGCGGGGCCTTGGTTTCGTCTGCTGCGCTGGTGATCTGGAAGGTCTGCCCGTCGCTTACCCGCTTGATGTAGTCCGGGAAAGCCAGCGGAACGCCGGTGCTGACCAGCAGGGTATAGGTAGATGCCGTGTCAGCCTGCTCTGCCACCTGAGCTTCCACGGTGGTGTCGTGGCGTTCCACGGCCTCAAACTCGGGGCCGTCCTTCCAGCCGGAAACAAAGCCGCCCACGCCGTCCGGCTCATAGCTGCGGGTCTGAAAACGGTATTTTTGGGTAAAGCTCTGCATCACGGTGGATGCAGTGAACGCGTTGACCATGTCACATCTTCCTCCAATGATTGATCTCGGATTTATAGCGAGTCTTGCCGTCGGCAGGCAGGCCGTCCGCGCCTGTAGCCATCGTGCCGGACCACCCGGCAAAGGACTGGGACACATACACGCCGCCGGCCGGGAGCACCTTGTCGTATGCGTCGATTTTTTCAGCCAGCGCCACAAAATCAGGCGGCACGCGCATGGGCTGCACCGTCCCGGTGAAGGTCTCAGCAGTCAGATCGCCGTCCCCGGCCTTGTGCACGCCGTCATTGAAAATGGATCCACACACGAGGAAATACTGCCCCGGCACTACCCCGGCGGGCACGGTATCCGGCTCAAAAGCAAACTCCCCGGCAACGGGATCATCTGCCCGGTCAAAAAAATTGTGCGTGTAAACGCACAGCTCTGGGACGGTCATGCAAAGTCACCCCCTTGCAGGTTAGACCGATTCACCCGGGGTAATGGTCTGGACAGAGATGCCGTCCAGGTACTCAGCAAACAGGGTCACGCCGGTGATGGCGAAGCTCTCAGAGACGGCGGTGGTGTAGTTGCCCTGGGTGTGGAAGCCGATCAGGTTGCTGGCCTCGCCTGCGGTGGTGTACACCAGCCCAGCCTTGGCGTAGTCGCTGTCGGAGGGGTCAACGTAGTACATCACGATGTTGTCCACGGGAGTGGCAATGACCTTGCCCTTTGCGATCTCGCCGTCAGACAGCAGGAAGATGGTGTTGTAGCCCATGAAATCCTTGATGTACTGGAAGCCGTACTGGTTCTGGATGGTGATCGGGGCGGTGCCAAGGTACTCCGCCACGTCCAGGACGTTGGCAAAGCCCACAACGCCGGTGACGGTGCGGTGCATATTCTTGAACTTGTTCTCCACGCTGCCCTTTGCCATGGCCAGAGCCATCTGGAAGGTCTTGGGGGTACCCTTCAGGCTGCCAGTGTTCAGGTACTTGTAGAACTTGTCCGTGACCTTTGCGGTCAGGTCGAACAGGAACTCGTCATCGGTCTTCTGCACGGCCACATCATAGCCATAGTTCTGGATTGCCTCCAGGGAGACGGCCTTGGCGTACTTTTCGATTGTGATCTTGCCGTAGTCCTTCTCCTTGACGGTGTACTGGCTGTAGGGAATCTCCTCGCCCTCTGCCACGGTGCCGCTCTGCAGGGTGCCCTGGGCGTACTTGCTTTTCAGCACGGTGCCGGGCTGCATCCGGATGGGACGCATGATGCCCATGATCTCCCGCAGGTGCTCCCAGTTGCGCTGGAAGCGTGTCACAAAGTCGATTTCCCGGGGGTTGACGGTGATCTCGGTAGTGGTGATCAGATTGGTCTTTGCTGCCATGTGTTAGTCCTTTCCGCCGCCTGTAAACAGGTCGGCATTTGCTGCAATGGCCGCCTGGCGCTCGCCAGCGTCCTTGATTGCAAAAATTTGGTCTTTGGTCATTTTGGAGCCGGTGTTGGTGGGCGGGGTGTCCACCTTTGCGCCGGTGGTAGTCGTGGTGCCTACGAAGTCGCTCCAATCAGCTTTCAGGCTGTCAGTGTGCTTCTTGGCGTCCTTGACCTCGCCCTTATCATCCAGCTCCAGCTTGTCGATATCCTCGCCGGACAGCCGCACGACCCGATCTGCATACTTGTCCAGCACCCCGGCGGACTTCAGCAGCTCCCGGAACTTGGCTTCCTTGGCTGCGTGGGCGTCCTTCTTGGTCTGCTGGGCCTTGTAGTCGGTCAGTGCCTTTTCAGCGGCCTGCTTGCCGCCGTTGGCTGCATCACGGTCCTTTTCGGCTTTGGCGAGGGCTGCGTTCTTCTCATCGATCTGGTTCTGCAAGGTGTCCGTTTCCTCATGCAGCACGTCCAGAATTTTCTTGAGCTTGCCGCTGGTGTCGGTCGTTTCATCTTCCAGAATCGCCCGGAGAGTCTTGCGTTCGAGTGCCATGTGATAGTCCTTTCTGCCCTTGCTCGGGCTGCCATGCTTGGCAATAAGGTTTATTTGCCGGACGTGCTGCCGGTGTGGTGCCGCTTGCAGGAATCGAACCCGCGGCCCCCGGATTAAAAGTCCGGTGCTCTGCCAGACTGAGCTAAAACGGCATAAAAAAGCGGCTGACGCTGTGCGCCAACCGCTAGATATTAAATTTTAGAGGTAGAGTTGAAAATCTGTATCGTTAAGCTCAGAAGCTGGAAGATACACCGAAATTTTGATTTTGGCTTCATTGCCGTACGCAACATCGCAAATTTTTTGAAGTTCTTTTCGTGCCGTTCTTCCCTTGCAAAGCAACTCGCCAACAGCATCAAGTTCTTTTTCTCGCTTGTTTTTTACTCTCACCATTTCTGCCTTTATGCTTTCCACCTCTTCGGCGGCTTTGTGATATGCTTCATCGGCTTCCATCTGCCTTTTCGCAGCAGCTTCAAGCAATGCGCTCAAAATTTCAAGCTCTGTCATTCTTATACCTCCTTGTTTCCCTCTTCCACTGCGATCTCTCGCAGCTCGTCAATGTGCTCCTCCACCGCCGGGCGGAGGAACGGGCGAGGGGCCATGCCCCGGGTAAAGTGCCACTTGCCGTTGAAATCCTTCCAGACCCACGGCGTTTTGCGTCCGTTGCCTTTCTCGGCAAAGATGCCCGTGCCAAGCTCAACGTAGACGATGTAAAAGAGATTTGATCCGATGGTCACGGTCTTTTTTGCAAGGTCGAGGGCAAAGGTCAGGCTCTGCTTGAGCGCACCGCCCACGTAGCCCTCAATGCCCGTGCTGTCTGCCGTGCCTGTGGGCACAAGCAGCTGTGCGTAGTCCTGCACCTTCATGCCCCAGCTGGTCAGCACCCGCTCCGCCCACGAGTCCAGCGCCTCATGCAGCTGCGGGGTGTTGTCGGTGAATTTGATGTCGTACTCAAATTTCATGGCTCACTTTTTCTTCTTTCGCCTTGTTGTTCCGCCCTCTTTGCGAGTTTTAATCACTCGTTCAGTTGAAACATTTTTGGGATTAAGCGACCCTGTATCAATATGGACAAGCTTTCCTTTTTGAAAAAAGAGCACATTTTCTCTGTGTGCAACAGTTTCAATCGTGTCATAATAGGCATTCATTCTGCCCATTCTGTAATGCTCTCTGGTCCTTTTTGCATCATATGAAATATCAATACGGTCTTCATGTGTTTTTGTGATTTTTACGTTGTCCAAAGAATCCCAGCGCTTTTTTATGACTTGGTCTATATATCCTTGGGCCGTTTCTCTTTCCTTTTTTGTAATTTTGAATCCTCCGCCCGCTCTCGCAGAGCTGCCGCTTCCTCGTTTACTCATTGCGATACCCCTTTCTTTCAAATTGAAACGGTTTTACCTTGGTCACGTTCCAGTCAAATTCTGCCGGGCATTTGCCGTACCACAAAACACTTGTCGGTTTGAGCCTGTCCAGCGCCACGCGGCAATGCTTTGCAAAGCACTCCGCTTCGTATGGGTCAGATTGTGTGCCGTGGCTCGAAATGCTCACGATGGCGTTTCTAGGCTCACCATCAAAGCACCAGTCATAACTTTGCTCGCCGCACCAGCAGAGCGTAGGAATCACATGGATCCCGTGCATCTGCCAGTAAGCAGCCAGCCAGTGCTTTTTGTAGTGCATAAAAATCTGCACCGCAAGCGGCATATCGCTGTAAAGCGAAAAATCCGGCGAACATATCGCGCCGAACTGCTGCAAAAGCGGGATATACTTGTCCGGATTGTTCCAGAACCGTTCAAACTGGTAATCGTCCTTGTAAAAATGCACGCCTTTTGTGGCCTTGTCTTTGGCGGTCAGCGCATAATTGACCGGGATCCATTCTAGCTTGTCAATGCGGATGTCCGTTTCTGGCTTGATTTCAGGGATGCCATACTTACCCACGCCCGGAAAAATCATCTTTTCGGTGTTTTCCATCGGCAGAATCACGGTTCATCCCCTTCTTCCTCCTGCTCTGCCCAACGTCTTTGGATCAGTTCTCCGTTGGAACAAACCGAATCCAGTACAGCGTCAGCCTGTATATGAGCAGAAACAAGAGCTTTATCGGACATTTCCATGTGATAATAACCGGTCATGACCTCACCTTTGGCAGTAATGCCTACTACTGCAAGTTTTTTGACCTTCTCTTCTTCAATCAGCTTGAGCGCATCCATAAGCCACGGCGCATAATCGGCATTTGACATTAAGACATTCATTTTCTGAATCCTTCCATTGTTCTAATAAGGCGTTTGTGTGCTCCATGCGGCTTTGCGCCATTTCCGTAGGAAGGCCGCACGTGCTTTGGCTTAATGTAACCACACGGGGGCTTAAAATCACGGCAAAAGTTCAAGAAAAAGTCATCGTTGATTACGACAATCCCAAACTTCTTATTTTTCATGCTTTGCAACCTTCCTCTTTCTCTTGCTTTCAAAATAAGTTTTCGGCCAATCGGGCCGGTTCGCTACCTTTTCAGCCTTCCTGACTGCTTCGGCGAAATTTTTAGCAGTTCCGCCGGCATTGTAAAATGCCTTTGCAAGATTCTCGAAATTTTCGACAAAGTTCATTTTCCAGTCGCCTCCTTCTTGCGCTTTCTCTCTTTCGCCCACCACATTTGTTCGGCTTCTGTGCCGCCCTTAGCCTTGTACCACTCGGTGTAATCCATGACGGGGGTGGTCTCTTTGGTCACATTGTCCCGCTGCATGGCGTTCTGCCTGGGATACTTGCCCAGAGCAGAGGACAGCACACAGCGGCAGTGGTAAACCATCTCCGGCGCTGCGTTTGGGTCGCCGGGGCGCTGAATCTCGTAACCCATGACCTTGAACGGCTCGTCAAGCTCTGCCGTCTGCTGGTCAAGCAGACGGTGCATCTCACGGGTGCGGTAGTCGTGGGTGGAGTTCCAGCGCTTTTTGACCTCGATGCCCAAAGCCTGAGCGTTTCTCATCTGCTGCAAAGCCCCGGCGTTCTGGGCACTGGTAAGGGCCGTGATGGCGTTGTTCATAGCCCAGTGGATCTCCGTGTCTGCCATGCCGTTTACGGCCTGCACGGCGATGTCGTGGACGCTCTTGCCCTGCACGATGCCCTGCATGACGTAGCGGTTGAACACCCTGGCGTCATAGGTGCGGTTGCTCTCGCTCTTGATACGTTTGTTGGGTACCAGCTTGGGGCTCTCCTTCAGCAGCAACTTGACCGCTTCGGTGTTGTACAGGGTAAGCCCGAACGTCACGCCTGCGGCCTGTTCCAGCTCGTAGAAAGCCCAGTTTGCGCCAAAGGAAAAGATATTGTATTGCTCGTCCCGGGCCAGCTTGTAGGCCGTCTCTTGGGCTGTGGTGCAGGTCTGCGTGATGCCGTCCAGCTTCTGGCGCATCAAATCGGACTGAAAGACCTGATTTTGCAGCCAGATGCGGTAATTCTCTTCGGTGATCTCGCCTGCATCCAGCTGCGCCCGCTTGCGCTCGTCCAGTTGCTTATATTTTGCAAGAAACTCGGTCAGCTGCTCCTGCATCTCCCGGCGGGCAGTGCCGTACACCCGGAGGATACGGCGGCGCAGGCGGTTCAGCTGGCGGGTAGAGATGCGGTCACGGTCGGTCATAAGCCAATCGCCTGCACAACGGCCAGAAAGCACCCAGCCACAATGGCAAAATCAGCGACAAAAAGCATCACATCAATCAATCTTCCCAGAGGATCATAAAGAGGATCATAAATTTTGCTGTTTTTTTTCATCGGTGTCTTCCTCCTAGTCGTCCACGGTCTCCCGTGCTGCACTCTCAGCCATCAGCGCGGCCTTGGCCTGCTCCTTTTGTTCCGGGGTCAGGTTTGGCAGCAGGTCAATGGCCATGTCCTGCCCGATGATCGGTGCCTCGGAAATCACCATGCTGACCTGTTCGGCGGTGTTGGTGATCTTGCTGCGGTTGAATGCCGGCATGGCGTTGTCAAAGCCAGCCAGTGCGCAGATCTGCCGGATGAACGGCTTGACCTGAGCCTCAAAGTCGTCCGCGTTCTGGTTCAGCGGTTCATAGGCCGCATCCAGATGGTCGTTGGTGCTGTCCGCGCTGACGCAATGCACGTCCAGCCCGCCGAAGTCCTCATACACCCTGGTGTGGAGCAGCTCCAACAGAGCCTGCCGGGCCGTCACGGGGATCTCGTTGGTGTAGGGGGTGATCTTGCCGCCCTCGCTGGTGTCTGCGCCTGCAATGTGGTACAGATTCAGCTTGACAAGGAACTCCTGCAGTTCGTCATCGGTCATGCCGTTGAAGTTCTCGCACAGCCAGTAGATCTGCGAAAAGTCCTGCAGGTCATTGCAGAAGCCGGACATCACCAGATCGGTGTTGTCAATGTAGGCTTTCAGCCCCACAAGGGTGCTCTGGTGCAGGTCGGAGCCCCACAGCGGCACAATGGGCAGGGCGCTGTAGTTTTCGCCCTCTACGCTTTCCAGCCCGCCGCCGGGTGTGGTGACGGTCACGCTCTTGTATGCCTGCTTCGGCGTTGTCTCCTGCATCACATTGCCAATTTTGCTTTCCGTGTACTCGGTAAAGCCGTCCAGCTCGTACAGGATATAGTGCATATCCGTGTCCGGGTTCAGCCGCCAGAAGCGCACACCCGCCTGCAAAAGGCCTGTCTTTTCATCGTACAGGGGCGCGAACTCGGTCAGCTTGAAAACAACCAGATGGTCGTTGTTCCAGAATCCGAAGCTCTCACCGTGGATCAGGGCGAAATATCCGGCTTTCTGGATCTGCTCGTCGAAGTTCTGCCCTAGCCTTTCCTTGTCCACGCCATCGTCTGCAAAGACCACACCGTTGCCGAGGGAGTAGGTCGCCCGCTGCTTGTTGAGCCGCCGGAAAAGATTACTCTTGACCATATCGGGGTGTGGGGTGTCCTGCTTGGTGTTTTTGGATAGGCGTTCCAGCATCAAAGCGTAGGCCTGCGCGAAGCGTTCAGCCCCCGGGTTTTTCTGGGCATCGTACAGGTCAGCGTCCAGAGCCATCTTGTAGGGCTTGGAAGCGCAGTGCTGCTGCACGAAGCGCCGGATGAAATCAGGCTGCTCCCCGGCGGCTTGCGCCTGCTGGAAAGTCTGGAATGTGTATACAGTGCTCAAAATCAATCCCTCAGTTTCACAAGGCGCTTTGTGCGCACGAAATAGCGGATAGCGTCCATGCAGTGGTCGTTGACCTTCAGCACGGTGTCGTCTTTATCTGGATCCCAAGCGTACACGCCGAACTCTTCCAGCGTGCGCTTGCAGTCTTTGTAGATTTTCAGCCGGCCGGTCTGCAGCATGGTCTGCACGTCCAGAATGCCGCTCAGAACGTCGTTGTTTGCGGGGGTCTGGGTAAAGCCATTCTTGCGCAGTTCCGTAATCAGGGGCAGGGCAGAGGGGTCCACAATGATCCTTTCCGGCTTGAGACCGTTCAGCCATGTCTTGAGGTCTGTGACGTACTCGCCCACCGTCTTTTGCCGCTTCTGTTCGCGTCCGCTGTAGTAGTACTCCCGGGTGACGATCCAGCAGTCTGCATCTGCCTGCTTCTGGAACAGCAGAAAGGTCGTTGCATTCTGGGTGCCGAAGTCGCACCCCACATAGGCGCTCTTTGGAGACAGCGCCGGAAGTACATCAACAACGTGCTTCTTGCGGTCGAACATGTCATAAACAAGACCCTCGGCCACCGTCCACAGGCCCAGAATGAAACGCTGATAGAAAACACCGCTGTACTGGCTGCGGTATCTGGCCTTGATGTCCTCGGAAAGTGACAGGTTGTCGTCCATCGTGAAATGGAGATACATTATCTTGCGGGAACGGCACTTGCGCACCCATTCCAGATAAAACCAGTGCTGTGGGCTGCCTGGGTTGCAGTTGAACCAGAACTTTGACCCAGTGACAGAGCAACGGGCTGTGGCCTGATTGACGAAGCTTTGCGGCATCAGGGCCACCTCGTCGAAGAATACCCCAGCAAGGGTGATGCCCTGGATCAGGTCCTGGCTGCTCTCGTCCTTGCCGCCGAAAAAGTAAAACTCGTTGGTTCTGCCGCCCTTGCTGACGGTCATGCAGTTTTCTGCCCGATGCTCCTTGACGTTGAACCCCCGGGCTGCAAGCTGCTGCTTGAGCGTCCCCAGCACGTTGCGCCGGAAGCTGGCGATGGTCTTGCCACACATGGCAAACTGCTGGCCGCTGTAGCAGGTCATAGCCCACTGGACGAAAGAGAAGCTCATGGCAAAGGTCTTGCCCGATCGGATAGCTCCATCGGCGATGATGCCGTTGTAACCGCTGTATGCGCTCTGCGGTGTCCACCAGCAAAGAACCATCTTTTGCCGCTGGCTGAGGGCTTTCCAGCGAAAACCGTTACTTTTCCGCATGGTCGTCCTCTTCCTCCGGCAGCATCTCCACGTCATCCGGCGGGCTGATGTCTGCGGCGGCGCTCAGTGCCTCCACAAGACCATCGTCCGGGGCTTCTATGCCGCTCTGATCTCCCAGCATAGCAAACTTGTCCACGATGGTTCCGAACGCCGTGGACAGCTGCGGCAGCGTCGCTTCTGCGATTTTGTCAGGGTCTGCCATCGCCTGAAGGTACAGACCGAGAAGATCCTGTGCTTCCTCGCGCTTGCTGCCTAAGTAGGAAAGCATGTCCTGTGTGTTCTGCTCTTTTTTTAAGGCGCACAAATCCGCACACTTGGGATTATCTTTCACGATTTTCCGCACGGTGCTTTCTGCCACGTCGTTCAGCTTGGCGGCTCTGGCGTAGCTTTGCAGCTGCACATAGTCAGCAACGATCTTCTTTTTTTTCCTGTCTGTCAGCCGCTTCGCACTCACCGCCACCACCTCTCTAAACTCATGCAAAAGAAAAACCGCCCGGAAGATCCGAACGGTCAGAGTATCAAAATAAGCAGCACCCGTGCATTCAGTTCGTTGGACATGCGTCAAACGGCGGGTGCTGCTGCATCCGGAACTTTCGCGGCCAGATGCCCCGCTATTGCGCGGCCCGCTCTAGGGCACGCAAGCACTCCCGGCAGGGCTCGAACCTGCAACATGCGGTTTTGGAGACCGCTGCTCTACCGCTTGAGCTACCGGAGTATAAAAGCCGCCCTTGGAATCGAACCAGCCGTGTCTACACACACGCGCCGCGCTCCAAACTGCGCTCAGACGGCCATATAAAAACAGCTCCGGTTCTCCGCCGGGGCTGTTGGTTGGCGCACATCCTGTCAGGAAAGCTCCACCTTGGCAAGGATTCTAAGGCCTTTTCTTGGCACGGGAGGTTGCACGTGCGGCCTTGCGGGTTGTCTAGTCCATGCGCCATACGGTGCGATACGGCGGAATCGAACCGCCTCCTGTCTCTCATGAGCGGCAGGCTGCCTTTGTGTCAGTGTATCGCATAGAAGCAGCCCGCGAAACGTGAAGAGAGCAAAGCCCGGTACCTGCAAGCAGAAAAGGAGGAAAATGCTAAGAAGGGACACGTTTCGGAGGCTGCGTGCATCGGTTTGCCTTTTGGCTTTTCCGATGATACAATTTTACACCATGCGATAGTGAAACCGCAATGTAATGACAGTGCAATGTTTTCAAAGGCTCAGTTCATCCATTGCTTTGCGCCGCAAAACATAGACCATGCGCAGAGAGTAATTCATATCTTTTGCGACCCTGTCCCACGTGAGGCAATCGAGATAGTACTTGTACAGCACCGTGTATGCTTTTTCGTTCTGGATCTGGGCGAGCGCGTTTCTGATCTCAAGAAACAGCCTGTCGCAGACCGCTCTTTGCTCATAGGCGCGGCGCTCCGCTTCCTCTTCGCGTTCCACAGCCCGGGCAAGGCTCTGGCCATCTTTGCTGCCGCCGGGGGCCGCGCTGAGGCTCTGGGTGATGTGCCGGGTGGCCTCCTGTGCTTCGGCCAGACGGTCAGACAGCAAGTAGTATCTTTTCTCTGCTTCGCGGTAGCGGTTCAGCCATGCCTTGACAGACCGGTAATCGGTTCCGTCCTGCTTCTGGGTGTCAGTGTCAGGTGTCCATGTGCGGGTCATTGTTGCTCCTTTCTTCAAAATCGTTGCAATATTCGGGCGGATTTATGTATCCTTCGTCTTTGTCACTTCTCCGGCAGATATAGTGATATCCGGATTCTGACGCCCCAAATTTTTGATTTAAGAAAACGCACCGGTCGCAAAGGCAAGGTTTGTTGCGGTTGAGCCGCCGCTTGAAATGTTCAATTGGGTTGCCATCGCTAAGAACAAACCAGATGAAAAATCCCGCAAGTGTTGCCATGAACAGCGTGCTTGCAATTTCAAATAGCATATCAAGCATTTTACTCCTCCATTTCTTTAATCTCGATTTCCACCCGGGGATTCTCCCGGTCAAGCTCCACCCGGCTGCCATCGTGGGCGGCGACGATCTTGCTGTTGTCGTCCTCCAGAACGCGGGCTTTTACCAGGATGTCCGTGGTCGCCTCGATGAGGTTTGCCAGATCGACCCGGCGGGCGGTCTTCATGTAGTACACGCACCGCACGTTCACGCGGGCAGAGATGGGGCTGCGCGGCCTTTTGATTTGCCGCAGGCAGTCCGTTTCATAATCCACGTAGGCCTTGCTGGGAGCCACGAAGCGCCCGCCTGAGCGGCTTTTGAGGATGCGGGCAGAGTTTTTCTTGGTGCGCGGGTCGCCGTAGAGGGTCAGCTTCATCTGCCGTCCTCCACATAGTACCAGCTTTGGGGCGGGCGTTCGATTCCGAATACTTCTCCCCGGCAAATCAGCTTTTTTGCGTCCCATCTGCGGCAGGTGCAACAGTCTCCGCGATGCGTACATGGCTGTATCGCCCAGAAATTTTTAAGCTTTACTGGCTTTTTGTAGAGTTTGAAGTTTGAAATATGCCAACCATACAGGTCTTTCATATCGGCATAGTTCATACCGATATCCCAGCCGGCGTATTCCTTCACTTGCTTGATACTGAGGCAACTTCCAGCAATTGCTGTTTCGATATCTTCTTTGACGATGCAGTACTCAGGGCCGATGCGCCGGATGTCATCACAGATGAACTCTCCAATAACCATCTGGGTATTACCGCGTATGCTGTCCGGCAGTAGCTTATTGAACTTTACGAACACAGGCTTTCCGTGATGGATTTCGCCGTCCATCGTTTCTTCGCCATCCTTGAAAATGGTGATGAGTTGCTGCGGAGCTTTTGTGCAGTAGATGTACACCTTGAACGGCGTTTCCAGTTTCGGACGGGTCTTGCGCACCTCAATGTTTTTTTGCTCCCGAATGATGAGGTCGCACCATTCAGGCCGAATGCTCAAAAGTACAGCTTTCATATTTTACCCCCACTGTTCAGCCATTGCTTTTGCGATTCCCGGAAATGTTTTGGCTCTGTTTTTCGCCCGATCAGTCGTAAACATTCCCTTATTTTTTGCATCGTGTTTATGACTATACGAGCCGGACGGACACCATGTAGCAACAGGCTCTACAATGTTAATTGGGGTCAACGGCGGCAGACCCTTGAGCCAAAGACAGGTTTTTTTGGTGTATGGGTGACCAAACTGATACGGCTGAACGCTCTGCGCATACTTCGGCAGGCAGAATACCCGGCTTGGCACTGGGTTCTCTATGCAAATCCGTGGAACATCTGCCCACCAGAAACGCATGAACAGGTCTCGGCCTTGAATGCCAAGCATCACACGGTCTGCCTGAAGCTCATGCCCTTTCCAAAGATGCCTTGCTCCGGCGTTGCTTAGATAAGTGCAGGGCGGGTGTGCAATGAGCAAATCCCACTTTCCGACTTCATGCGCCACGCCGTCCATCGTTACGATTTGCCCACCCTCAATGGCCTTGAGCGCATCCCCGAGAATGTGCCACTCGGGATGCCCGCCGGACGGTTCCTGAATATCGCAAGAGTAGGCTTCGTGGCCTTTTGCCCGAAATGCCTTGCAGACTTCCTGCGATTCTTCGCAGGCAATCAGAACTTTCACCGTTTTGTTCCTCCCATCCATCCTTCTTTGCCGAAATCGTTGCGGCTGATCCGTTCCGCCGCGTGGTTCCCGTTGGTGTAGATGCGCTGCGCTTTCAGCTGACGCTTGTACTCGGCGTACCGTGGGCAGCTGTCGTGACAGATCGGGTGCCGGTCTGGGCAGTCTTTACACGGTATCATCATCATTTTTCAGCACCTCCGGCGGCAGCGGCATCCAGCCCACCACGGGGCAGTCTATCTTGTTGTTGTAAACGTCGTCCGGGTTGAAGTGACGGTATTCCCACCAGCCTTCCGGGATTCGGTAGTCATCCCGTTCCTCGTCGTATGTTCCCCAATCAGGGAGATCTTCCCAATTCCATTCGCTGTCCTCGGAGAAAACATTGCCGTCCTCGTAGTGCGCCGTTGTAATGCCCAAATAGTCATCACGCCGGTACAAAACCAGCACCTCGGTTTCGACCTTCGGCAGGTCCGTTTCAGGATTGCGCCATGTCGGCCGCAGTGTTTCCGGGTCGATGGTTGGAGCCTCGTCCACGCTGTTCAGGGCATCCTTATAGCAGCATTCTTCAATAGTGAACGGATTGCTTGCACGAAGGTTCATTTCAATGCGCTTGTGCAAAGCGTTCGCGTCAATCAATCTTTTATCGCTCATTTTTCAATCTCCCTTTCTTTGTTTTCGCAGGCGTTCCCGGCTGCGTGCCATGAGCTCCGGGCTTAAAATACCATTCCCGGACGGCTGTGCCCTGTCCACGCGGTTGCCTTTTGCCCGGCTTCCGCCGATTGGGCAGAGCTGGTTATACTCCTCAGCGGTCTTGCAGCCCAGTCTTTCCGCTTCTTCCAGTGCCTTGCGGACATACGCCCAGCTGCTACCGCCCAGATCTGCGCACTTGTCTATGACCGCATACACAAGATCTGCATCCATGCGCTCTATGTATCCGGTCAGTTCTTTTTCTCCGGTCTTGCTCAGCTTGCCGACGTTATCCCGAAAAAAATCCACCAGATATTTCGTCGTCTTCGTCCCTGTATAGGAGGAGTCATCTTTAGATGACGACGACTTATCTATATCTAATATCTTATATCTAATATCTGTATGGACATTTTTGTGGACATCTGCGTGGACATCCTGTGGACATTGTCCACAGGATTCTGCTTCAATTTGACGCTGGTTCGTTCTTTGCAACTTTTTTTGCGCTGCATAATCGGTCTCGCTTCCGACCATTTCAGAGTGGTTTGCAAGCACCAGTGTGCCGTCTTTTTCCTGATAAATCAGCCCAAGTTTCGCGTAAAGTCCCAGTGCAACGCGCACCGTATCGGTAGAAAACCACTTAGTATCGCGCTGAATCTTGTCCACGTCATAGGGAATGATCACTTCACCGATCTGCCGCGAAAGCCTGCCGTTGGTGTTGATAGTCATAAGGCAGAGCATCTGGTACAACACCACATAGTTTGCGCCGTTCTTCTGCCCCATGAGAAAATCCACCGCATCAGACCGCATAAAGCTGTCTTTGAGTTTCAACCAGTAGTATCTTTTTCCGGTAGCCGTATGCTTTCACCTCCTTTGCACGCTCGTATAGCCAGATAGCACAGCTTGCGAGGTCAGAACGGCAGGTCGTCGGCATCATCGTTGATGGGGTCATACTCGGCAGAGGGAGCCGGTTCTGGCGCGGCAGTGCTGTGCGGTGCGTAATCCGCAAGCGTTTCATCGGGGTACATCTGCGCGCCCTGCAGGCCTGCCGGTTCTGCTGCCGGTTCTGCTGCCGGTTCTGCAGGTTCCAGCGGCGGGCCAGGCTGTGCCATCAGGTCGATCATCTGCTGCAGCCAGCGGAATGTCACCAGCCCGCCGGGCTGAACATCATCCGCGTCCACGTCGTAATAGATCTTGCCGTTATACTCCCGCTCTTTCAGCTTTTGAGCAAAAACTGTGACCTGATCGCCTTTCTGTAGCATGCCGTCCCACTGGTCGATGCCGTGCCAGAGATTCACGCCTACAAAAAAGCTCTGCCATTTTCCGGTCTCGTCCTGTGTGCGGCTGGCTTTCAGGTCAAACTTCAGCACCCGCTTCTGCCCGGCATCCCGGATCACCGGGTCTTTGCTGACCTCGCCGTGCAGCATGACGCCGTTCTTGGTCTGGACGATCATGCATCATCACCCCGGAACGGATCATCTGCGTTTTCCTCTGCAGAGGGTGCATCCGGGGCAGGGATCAGGGTGCCTGCCGTCTTGCGGTAGCGGTGGGAACCTGCGTAAGGATCCAGCACCGGCAGTTCTTCAGGCGGCACCTCACGAGCGGTGCTTTCGGCATCCACACGCACCTCGCTCTCATCGCACAAAGCGCCAAAGGTAGACGGGAACGCTTCACGCAGGGCGTGCACCAAAGCCACCTTGCGGATCATGGTGGCCTTTTTGCCGTTCCAGAGGGATTTGCCGGTGTCATACTCGCTGAGCTTGACTTCCTCATAGCTGGCGCGGGTGCGGTCCTTGCGGTAGACCTTTGCCCAGCCGCCGAGAAGGGTCTCGCCGCCGTCTCCATCATAGACAATAGATCCCTCACGGTTCAGCAGCTGGCCATCTGCGGTCAGGACGATCACGCCAGCTTCAAAGCCGTCAAAGTTTGGGTTGCGCTCGGCCATCTGCATGTAGCAGTTCTTGCCCAGCACGATGGTGCTGGCGGTGTCATCGTTCTTGTTGTCGTAGTGAATCAGGTAAGCCTCTTTGGTAAAGGGGTTCAGCTTGTACTGCTTGCAGGTCTCCAGAAAGATCTTGCACTCGGTGTCGGTGGCTTTGTCGCAAATAAAACGACGTACTTCGTCAAAACTGACGACGAGGTGCTGGCCATCGGCAGCAGTGATCTCCACCGGCACGGACGGAGACGCGGCCTGCATGGCGGTGCTGCCTGCACGGTTGGCATTCTGAACGGAACGGTTTACCAGAGGCTGTGCGTTGGAAACGGACGAAGTAGGCGCGGATGCGCCGGGACGAGTAAGTGCCATAAGTAAGTACCTCCAAAATTATTTGATAGAACCATAGCGGAAGCCGCGCTCTGCGGCTCCCTGCTTGAACCATGCGATGTCCTCGCGGGTGAACTCTACCCAGAAGCTGTATTTCTTGCGGACCGGAGCCTTCTGCTGTTCAGGCTCTGCGAATCTCTGAAGCATGCTGAAATTCAACCTACCATCCGGCGTGATGGCTGCATTGGCCTGCGCCGTTTGGACTGCTTCTTCGGCGATCTGGCGTTCTTCATCGGTCGGAGGGATAACGACCGGAGCGGTGGCCTGCGCCCGCTCTGCGGCCATTCTCTCGGCTTCTGCGCGGCGCTGCGCGTCCCGGGCATTCTGGCGGCGGCTATGCTCCACGAGGGCGGTGTTCAGATTCAGTTCACGCAGATACTCGGTGGTGCAGGCTTCGGTGTCCTCGCCGCAGTTCTCCCGGATGAGCCGCAGCTCCTCCCGCCGGGTCTCCACGCTCTTGCGCAGCTCCCGGCCGGCCTTTGCCAAATCATAGGTCTTGTTGAGCCACTGGGGCACAAGCAGGCGGTCAAAGGGGATCATCTCCCGCAGCTCGCCGATGCAGTCCGCATAGACAGTCCGCAGGGCGTCGGCCTTGTCCTGCCGTTCGGCTTCTTCCACCGCCTTGACCTGCTGGTCAATGGCACCGGAGACGGCCTTACACTGGCCCTGCATTTGCTTGGCGCTCTGCAAGAACTCTTCCAACGGCTTCATGTAAAAGGCCTTTGCGCTGCGGGCGGCATCACTGAGCTGCTTGTCCAGCTTGTTCACTGCGGCGCGGTCGGCCTTGGCATCCTTGATGGTCTCCGGGGTGTAGACGCGGCCGGTGTAGGCGGCCAGCATCTCGGTCAGGTTCTGCTGCACCTCAGCTTCGTTCCAACGGATCGCGGGCAGCTCCGGGTGCTCCACCCGGACGGTCAATTCTTCTTGCATAAATATTCACCACCTCTGATAAACTCTCTCGCCATCGTTGTTATATACGATGTAGGTATTGCGGGGATAACCTTGCGCGTGTTCCTTTTCGGACAGCGTATCCGCCCGCTGGATCAGCTCTCCCACTGTCTGCGCAGAGCGTCTCTCTAAAAGTTTCGGCGGATTTTCAAGCCCGTCATAGATTTGCAAAAGCGCCACTTGTAAAACCTCCTGTTTTGTGTTATTTTTGTGGTGATGGGCGGCAAAACTCATCACCCTTTTGGCTTGTCCGTGTTGGAGCACGGGCAGGCTCTTCTTTTTTTACGGCGTATCGGCGGCAGACTGTCTACCTCATCACGTCGAATAAGCTCTTTCTCAAAAATGTACTTGCGAGCCCGACGCCTGCCGTTGCGGCTGTGGCTGCTTGCGGACGCAAAACTGTTTGCGGTTTTGTAACCCAGCCGTCTGGCACACATCTCAGACGTACCGCTGGCAATCAGGTCTCCGGTCTTGGCATCGTACACGGTGTACCACATGACATGATGAACAGTGTCATACATACGTGATCTCCCCAGATTCCTCTTGCAGCATCTCCCGCACGTTGTCCATTTCTTCGGCGCACATCTCCCAGACGTTTGCCCGTGCGGAGTATCCGGCCCGGACAACAATGTCGTCTGAAGCTTCGGCTTCTCGCTTGCAGCGTTCGGCAAGCCGCGTGTAGGATTTGACTTTGCCCTCAACGTACTCTTTAACCGTCATCATGCCCCACGCTCCTGATTCTCCGGATACTCCGGGTTGCTGGCGTGGCTGCGGCTGATCTTGCCGTACTTGCGCCGCTTTGCGGCTCTCTCCCTGTCCTCTGCGGCAAAGCCCAGACGAGCCAGCAGAACAGCGGCCAAAATCAGCACCAGCGACACCGCAAACAGCGTGCCGGAGATGTATCCGGTGGTCTGCGCGGTACCCTCTGCGCCCATAGCTGCACCCATTCCAACGCCGCCAAAAATGACAGCCAGCCAGTAGTAAGTAGTGGATTTGAGTTTCATTCTTTCGGGTCCTCCTTTGTGTAGATCTTCTCAAGTTTGTAGAAATCCTTCATCCACGCCATAAATCCGGCGCGTGAGATCAGCGGGGCGGCGCTTTTGGTGTCAATAGACGGCACCGCCCATGCCGGGAAGCTGCCGGCCTGAATCATACCAGTAAAGATCGGCTCGCTCACCGAAATGTTATTGTCACGCATGATCTGGCAGCACTCTGCAATTCCCATGCTCGGCTTCACTGCCGCACCCCTCCTTTTTTCCTCTCAGCTGCCGCTTCATCTGGATGTGCTCCAACCGTTCCGGCTGCCTTGCATCCCAGCGCTGTTCAAGCCAACGCTTGTTGTAGTGTTTCCTCACGGCTTGTCCTCCACAAACTCACCATTTTTGAGCGTGTACCAGACGTTTTCCTTGATGTGAGCGCCGTCTACTTTTTCCATCTTTGCCCACAGCATATTGCCGTCATCGTCGTACTCGGTCAGCACCAAATAGCAGCCCAGTGCGCCGCGCGCCTTACCGCAAGCACCGTTTACAACGGCAATGCTATCTTTTCCGTCTGCTTTTGCGCTGCAATAAGCCCCAGTGGCTGCCGCCGTGCTGGAATCGCCGCTGGTGCCTGCCGTACTGGCATAGCCGCTGGTGCCTGCCGTGCTGTAATCGCCGCTGGTGCCTGCCGTGCTGTAATCGCCGCTGGTGCCTGCCGTGCTGTAATCGCCGCTGGTGCCTGCCGTGCTGGCATAGCCGCTGGTGCCTGCCGTGCTGGAATCGCCGCTGGTGCCTGCCGTGCTGGAATCGCCGCTGGTGCCTGCCGTGCTGTAATCGCCGCTGGTGCCTGCCGTGCTGTAATCGCCGCTGGTGCCTGCCGTGCTGGAATCGCCGCTGGTGCCTGCCGTGCTGGAATCGCCGCTCGAACCAGCCGTACTGTAATTGCCGCTCGAAAAAGGTTCTTTGCCCTTCACCCGATTAAAAACGGCATTCACCGTAGCTTTTACCAGCCCTGCAAAATTTACCTCACCTTTCACCGTCAGCTCAGTACAGGCCAGTTTACTGTCCTCTTCGCTTTTATCCACGTTCCCGCCGCACTCGACCTCAAAAAAGCGCGGGCCATCCTTCAACGGGTAGTAGTGCAGCACATCCAAAGGGTTCTCGCAGGCGTGCATACCAGCGTGGCAGCAGTCGGCCTTGTCCTCGTGGTAGGTCTTGCCCACCTCGTACTGCTTGCCACGGCACTGCATATTTTTGTCCATGGCCTTATATGCGATGATCTTTTCACTCATGGGTGTCCTCCTTATCCTCTGATTGCGGCGTCCCGTGTATCAATCAGCTTCCCCGCTGGGGCACAAGTGCGGTCAAACGCGGTCTGCTCTGGCTGCTCCTCGACAGCGGGAAGCTCGTTCAGCCTGTCCATACGGGCCGCAAAATGGCCCGGGCTTGAAAAACGACTTTGAACGGAAGTCCTCTTCCAAGAACTGATACTTGCCAATCAGCTGGCAAACCTTATCGCGCATCGTGGTTTTCATAAAGATCCTCCTTTCTATCAATGTCGCAGCACAACATTGGACGAATGAACCAGATAGGTCACACCGTCAATCTTCACTTGCAGCTGGTCGCCCTCGTAATCGTCCCAACTGTTCAACTTCCCCTCGACAATCGTTCCATCAGGCATTTTCAGCTGTGCCCAGTTGTATTCATAAGTCAAATCGACGATCTGCTTATTGCATCCGGCCATCAGCAAAGCGCTTGCCAATACGGACGCTACCCCAACAATAATTTTTTTCATGCTCGTTTCTCCTTTTAATAAAATGTTTAATAAAATGTCTTCTCTTCGCTGTGCCGCTGCGGCTCCTGGCCTCGCCATTCCTTCGCATTTCTTCGCTTCGCCATTCCATTGCCGAGCTAATCAACGCTTTGCCTTTGCTTCTCGTCTCAACTCAATGCCTTCGCCCAGCCCAGCCCCGCAACGCTTTGCCTTTGCTTCGCAAAACGTCGCTCTGCCTCGCCTTGCCTTTGCCTTGCCTGTCTGTGCTTCTCAGTGCCGCCGCGATGCGGTAGGTCGCAGTGCGCTGCCACTGCACAGCAGTTCACCTCATAGCCTTCGCAAAGCATCGCCCTGCCATGCCGTTGCCATTCCGCTCCTTGCGTTGCCGTTGCGCATCTTCTCAAATCACGGCAATGCCGCTGCAATGCAAATCACTGTTGCGCTGCGCAGAGCCATCGCACGGCCAATCTAACTCAGCCTTGCCATTGCCAAGCCGTGCATCGCACCGCCTCCGCGAATCCGGGCCGTCAATGCCATGCCCTTGCTCTCAGGCTTTCACCTCATATGCGATGTAAGTAAACCGGCCCTTTCCGCTGTTACGCCACTGGCCGATGCCGCGCAGAATGCCATAATCCAGCCACTCACGCACAACCTTTTCGTGGCTGTCGTCAAGGAGGATCACGTCAAACTCGCAGCTGCTGCCCGCCGGGATCTCCTCACTGTTGGCAAGGCTCACGCGCTCGCCCTGTGCGGTCTGGGCACGCAACGGACGCTGGCAGTCGCCGATCTCTCCGTTTGTCCGAATCGGAATCATGCGGGGCTGAACGAAGATCAGGCCGTCAATGACCTTCTTGTAAGCGGTCAGTTTGCCGCTTTCGTTCACGGCCTTCTTCTTGCCGGTCTCGGTCTTGCCACCAATGCGGGAAAGCATACCGCAAGCATCCTTAAACATGCCCTTGATCTGGTAATCGTAAAAGATCGGATTGCCGTCCGGGTCACGCGGGAAAACGGTCATGCCCTTATCAGCTACCGCATCAGGGCCAAGAGCCGCCACTTCATCCTCGATGCTTGCAGCATCCGGCGACTTGCTGGCGATAAACTCGCGGGCCACATTGGGGTTTGCGGGCCAGGTGCCAAGCACCGGCTCAATAAACGTAGCTTTCACATGCAGTTTTTTCATAATAGTAGCCTCCAAAATATATTGCTTACGCCACGCCGTGGCTTTACCGCTTCACGAACTGGTTCACAAAGTAGATCTGACCTTTTCCGGTCACTTTGGGCGTCTTGTTGATGCTGGTGTGTCCATCGGAGTGCACCACGGTGGTCTCCTTGATCTCGAACAGGCCCTGCTCCACGGCCCGCTGGGTGGGCATGTTGTAGTCGCTGCGCTTGGGGTCTTTGATAAGGTAGCCGCGCTCACGCATCCAGCTGAACAGCCGGTTCTGCCCGATCTGCACGCCGTTCTGACACAGCAGCTTTGCCAACTCGCCCACAAGGATGCTCTTTTTGCTGGCACTCACCGCGTCGGCAAAGATGCCCTTCGGGGTCAGCTCTGCAATCTGCCTGTCCTTGTGCTCCAACTCTTCGTGGGCGGCGATCAAGGCCTGCGCCATCAGCTCAGAGCGGGAAAGCTGCGGGCGCTGTGCCAGCTGCTTCTCCATCTCGTTGAAGGCTTGGATGTACTTGAGCTTCCATTCCAGAGCTTCCTTGCCGGTAAAACCCATCGCCAGCAGCGAAAAGCCGTCCCGGTTCATCAGGTACATGGGGTACTTCTTGCCACGATTCTCAAAGTCGGAAAGATGGAACATAGATTTGGCGGCGCAATTTTGCGCCACGAGATTGTTGATGGCTTTGAGCACGTCCTTGTGCTCTTTGCCAAAGTTCTTGGCGACTTCCCGACTGGAAACAACTGGCTCGCCGTTCTGTGTGGATAAGATAATGTCGTTCATTCAGGCTTTCCTCCTTCCTCATCGTAGACCACAAGCTCGTTCAGTGTGACCTTGAAATACTTTGCGAGCTTGAGCAGCTGCGAAAGGCTAGGCCCGTAAATCGAGCGCTCCCACTTGCCGATTGCGCCGTTGCTCAGGCCTGCCGCCGCCTCCAGATCGGTGCGGCTCAGCCCGTGCAGCTTGCAAAACTGGTCAATTTTTGAAACATTCACTAGCAATTCTCCTTTCCGGGCTTGAAAATCACTAGAAAATATGCTACTATGTAGTTGCGAGGTACAAAGTGAATAAAATCTAGCGTCTGCCCGATATAATATTGTCAGGGGCTTTGGTTTTGTCTGCTCCTTACGCTCTCTATTATATAGCCTAATTTTCTAGTTGTCAATAGAAAATTAGGCTATTGGAGGAATTTTTTATGCGTTCTTTGCCTGAACTGGTAGAATTTATCCGTGCATCGTGCAAAAATCAAGGAAGCTCCATTACAAAAATGGAGAAAGATTTGAAATTCGCCAACGGAACAGTAGGAAAATGGGCTAATGGAAAGCGCTATCCGCCGAAAGATAAGCTACTGCTTGTGTCTGATTTTCTACAAATTTCTATTGAAGAGCTTATGGGCGAAGAGCAAAAAGAAAAGCCCGCCCCCAGTGAAGGGAGTGAGCTGGATGCAAGGTTTGACTCGCTGCTAAGTCAGATGACCGATGCAGACCGTGCAGATCTGCTGGAGTATATGGAATTTAAGGTTGCAAAGAGGAAGGAAAACCCCAATGGCTGAGTTTTTGGACAAAACGAGCCTTGCGCTCCTATTATATATGGAGAAGCACAACGGGAAAATGAACCAGCACGAAGTCTGCCTCATTTCTGGCGAGGATTTCAGTTTCAACGGCCAGAATCGGTACATTCAGAACTTGAAGGGCCGCGGCCTGATTGATGAGCGCCGCAAAGAGTATATTCCTGACGGGGTGGGTGGTTTTCTTCCCAGCGAGTACATTTATTCTCTTCCGCTAGCTGGAGAAGCCTATCTTCAAGAACTTCGAGCAGATCGGGAGAATCAAATACTTCAGGCCGCATTGGATTTGCTGGTGACCATCTTCGGTCAGAAATTTTAAGCGCATCACAAACGCGGTCAAATGCTTCATGCAGCTCTTCCGTGGTCTTACCCTTTCCACATCCGTAGTTGAAGCAGTAACACCCGATTTCAAGAGAGCACCGGTGGTCGCAATTTGCGCACTCTTCGCTTTTGATTCCGGGCAGGCCGGACGCTTCCGTTGCCAGAAGAGCAAAAATTCTGGTTTTGTACCGGCCCAGTTCAATCTCGTACTTATCCACAGATTTACTCCTTTCTGCTGTTGAGCAGGCTTTCCGCATAGGAAAGCACCTCTTGTTTTTCCTGTGCCGACAGAGAAGAAAATAAAGCTTTGAGACGGCACTTTTCTTCCATTGTATCACATTTTGCAAACTTTGTGCTATTTTCTTGCACTTTATTTTCCTCCTTTGGCATTTTCCTTGATAACTTAGTTTTTCGGCAGCTGGTTGGCTGCCTATTTTTGTATATGTGAGGTGCTTATTATGGCAAATGCCTGTCCTGTCTGCGGCGGCAAGTTGGGTCTGCTGAACCGCGAGAAGAGCGCGGACGGCCCGATCTGTGCCGGGTGCAGCAACTTTTTCTTTTCAAAATTGGGCATCCGGGCAGCAAAGCAACCGACAGTTGCCCTTGCGGACTACTGGGCTACACTGGAAAGCCGCCGAATAACGTTCAAAGAAACCGATTCCATCTATGATGGTGACGCGCTCTTTGTGTCAATTGACAAGCCCAACCGGCTGTTTTGCATTGGACACCGCAGCGGTGATAAAGGCCCTCGCATGATCTACAGCTTTGATGAAGTCGCCGGTTATGAATCTGACGCGCCTGACGATCTGACGGTGACAGAGACAAAGGGTGGTATCGGCCGTGCCGTGATCGGCGCAGCCGTTGCCGGGCCTGTGGGTGCGATCGTGGGCGCTACCACCGCTAAAACAGAGACCCGCAAGGGTCGCAGTAAAGAGAGCGTGTCTATCCGCTTTGCTCTTCCACTAGGCGAAAGCAACTTGCCGACAACGGTTTATCCAGGCGGAATGACTGCGTTTCTCAAGAGCTGCAAAAGCTCTCCAGAACAGCCGCGGGGCACCGCTCCGGTTGCCCCCAGCTCCGCCGATGAACTTTTGAAGTTTAAGCAGCTACTGGATATGGGGGCCATCACGGAAGCGGAGTACAACGCAAAGAAATCTCAGTTGCTTGGCCTGTAAACCTGTTCACAACCATATTATAAAACAGCCGGTTGTGGTCGTCAATCCCCATTCGTGTACTGTTTTCGGTGGAAAAATCCACAGAAAAATGCGCATTTGCAAGATACGCGTGACATGCACGAACAATGTGCAAAAAATGCACGTTGCTATTCGTGGTTGCAAGGCTGCTGCAAATTTTGCAACAGATCAGCAGCCAGTGCCCCGCCGGGCGTACCGGCTGCGTTACGCAGAGCTTGCACCTCCGGCAGGGCCTTATCTTGAATGTAAGCGCGAGCAAGGCGCTGCTGCTCCGGGGTCATATCCAAATAACAGGCCAGCAGGGCACGGGCATGGGTGCGAAAGTGTGACAGCTTTTTCATAACTCATTCCTCCCAGGGTGCAGGGGTGTGGTCGGTGCCGGTCAGGATGCTGGCGGGCATTCCATCGATGATGGTCATTTCAGCTTCTTTGACGTTTCTTTGCTCAAAATCCATTTTGTTTTCTCCTTTCTTTTGTGCACATCTACGATTTATAATCCAGATTTTACCATGCGCCGTTGGAAAACAAAATACGGATATTTTTTGTCGAATGGCGCAGATTTTTTCTGCGCCATTTTCTGTTAAAAACACGTTGGTTTCATGGGGGTGAAAGTATGAGTTATTTTACGGCGACCCAGATCGGGAAAGCGCTTGCAAAGGCCCGGGTATCTGCCGGCCTGAGCCAAGTGGAGATCGCAAGACGCATCGAAAAGGGTGAGCGGACGGTGCAGAGCTGGGAAAAAGGCTGCACCAGCCCGGACAGCGACGAGATCATGGATTGGTGTACGGCCTGCGGGGCATCCCCCATCGCCGTGTTTATGGAGATGATCCACCCGGAGCTGTACGCGGCACCCGATGACGGAAAGACCGACACAGAGCTGGACGCAAAGCTGTGCCGCTTTGTGGTAAACTTGCCACCGCTGACGAAACGACTGCTTCTTTTCGTGCTGAAGGGCAACCATGGCAGCAGCCCGTCCGCTGTGATTTCCGAGGTAGCCGCCAACCTACACTGCCCACTCAACAACCGGGTCAGCGTGTGCGGAATCATCATCAACCAATACAACTTTGCCCAGAACATGGGATTAGACCCCTGCCCGGACGACCCACAGCCGCCAATAGACGATTTGAAGGTAAATTACAAGGCCGGGCGTGAAGCTTCGGAAAAAGGCGCGCAGGGTTACATCGGGCGAAAAAAGGAGTAAGCTATGAAGTGCATAAGACCATGTTGCCGGAAGGAGATCCCGGATGGTGCTTCTTTTTGTCCGTGGTGCGGGAAGAAACAGCCGGAAGCCGCCCCGCAGCAAAGAAAAAAGCGCCGCCGTCCAAAGGGCAGCGGCAGCGTGTATAAACTGAGTGGGACGCGGGCAAGACCGTATGTTGCACTCACAGCCCGCAGGGATGTTCTGGGCACGTTTGAAACGGCAGGCGAAGCAGTACAAGCGCTGGACGCTTACAACGCCCAGAACACCCCCGCTGCGCTTCTGAAATGCACCTTTGCAGATGCCTATACCCAATGGAAAGCTCAACCAAAGTTTCAAAAGCTCAGCACGGACATGCAAAAGGGGTACGAGCTGGCCTATGCAAAGGCTGCGCCGCTATACGACCGACAATTGCGGGACTTAAAAGCGGCAGATTATCAACAGGTCATTGACGCAATGGTGGAAAAAGGACTCTCCCGAAGCTCCTGTGAAAAACAGCGAACGCTTTTTAGCCAGATCTGCGAGTGGGCAATGGCGCAGGACATCATAAACAAAAATTATGCCATGCTGCTGCAGCTCCCGGCGGCTACAGGAAAAGCGGAGCGCACACTGACCGCCCAAGAGATCGAGCAGATCAGCAGCCGACAAGACGACCCGAGGTTTGGGCAGACGGCACAGATCGCCATGGTGCTGCTGTACACCGGTATGCGCATTGACGAGCTGCTTTCCATGCGCTGCGAGGATGTGCACCTGAAAGAGCGGTACATGCAGGGCGGCGAAAAGACAGAAGCGGGCAAGAACCGCATCATCCCCATCCTTGACCCCGTTTACAAGATCATTGCCTTTTGGATGCTTGACAGCGGGTGTGAATGGCTGATTCCATCCAAGGCCGGCACAAAGCTGGATAAGCGCAACGTGGCTACAAAGTTCCGAGCGTTGATGCAGGAATGCCATATAGAGGGCGTGCATCCACACACGCTGCGCCACACGGCCAGTAGTAAGATGGTGGAGTGCGGCCTGGAAAAGACCGCCGTGCAGGCCATCCTCGGGCACAAAAATTTCTCCACCACGGCAAACAAGTACGTCTCCCACAATGACCCGGCTTATCTGTTGCAGGAAATGCAAAAAATGAAGTATTGA